TTGGTAGAATTGACGGATCAACAGGTAAAATTGGTGGTATAGTAGGACCATTTGAAAAAGGACCTGTTGGTGATCCTGTAACGATTACTGGTGAAAATGAATATGTAGATCAGTTTGGAAGACCATTTGAAACCGATAAACAATACGAAACTTGGATGGTAGGATCATCTTACCTAGCATATGGTGGAGTATTGAGTGTCATCAGAGCAGATGATACTGAATTAAAAAATGCAGTTGGTGGAGGTACATCAACAAGCGTAAAGATAAAGAGTACAGATCATTATAAAGAATTGGGTTATGATGAAAATACATTTAGTGGTGTTGTAGTCGCTGCAAAAAATCCAGGTACTTGGGCAAACGGACTTAGAGTTGCCATCATAGACGGAGCTGCTGATCAAATTTTAAGTGGTGCAGCTGGAACTGGATTTACTAATGCAGCGGTCGGTATGGGTGTAACACAGTTAGTTCCATCAGGAACAGTTATATCAGGAGCTGCTGGAACAAGTTTAATTGATGGTCACTTTAAAGGTATAATCACTACAAAGGGAACTGACAATATCGAAGTCAAGTTTCTATCTCATGTATCTGCTGCAGGTACAGAGACAGCAAAGGAACAAAATAGTGTTTATAAGTTTAGTAGCACTGGTTCTGTTTCAGTTATGACTAATGCTGGAGTAAGTACAGGAACAGCAACTTATACAGGATCAGCAGATTGGTTTGATAGTCAAACCTTCGTAACAACAACTGCTACAAAAGGTGGAACTGCAACAGAAACACTTGTAAAGTGGAACACAGTCGCTGACAAACCAGGTACATCAGAATATGCTGCTGCAAGAGGTGGTCGCTTTGATGAGGTTCATGTAATTGTAATTGACTCAAAAGGAACAGTTACAGGAAACGCTGGAACAATTTTAGAGAAAAATCTAAGTCTTTCAAAAGCAAAAGATGCTGAATTCTCAGTTGGTTCACCATCATATTGGAGAAAGTATCTTTATACTAATTCTGCAAATATCTTCGGATTGAGTGGAAATCCAATTGGAGTTACAACCACAGGTTATACAAGTGCATTTACACTTGAGGGTGACGGTGGTTGGGATCAGGATGCAGAGGGAGTAATTTTCAATAGTTCAGGAAAACAAAACCTATCATTAGCAAATGGAAAAAATTATGGAGGTAAAACCGACTTAACAACCACTGGCGCATTAGACTCTGGACTAGATGATCTAATTGGTGGTTATGGTTTGTTTGAAAATGACACAACTGTTGATGTAGACTTCTTACTAATGGGTTCAGGTAAGTATGGTAAGGATTCAACAAGAGCACTCGCAGAAAAATTAATTGCAGTTGCAGAGGTAAGAAAGGATGCAGTCGCATTCATATCTCCACATAGAGGATCAATGATTTCAGATACAAACATTGATACAGCAGCTACAATTTTGAGCGATTCAGCAATAACTGACAATGTTGTTGATTTTTATGGTACAATAACTTCATCTACCTTCGCAGTATTTGACAGTGGGTACAAATACATGTATGATAGGTTTAACAATACCTTCAGATACGTACCATTAAATGGTGATATTGCTGGAGCATGTGCTAGAACTGACATCAATGACTTCCCTTGGTTCTCACCAGCGGGTACAGACAGAGGTGCAATTCTAAACGCAGTTAAGTTACCATACAATCCAACAAGGTTACAAAGAGATAAACTTTATTCAAATAGAATAAACCCAGTTATCTTCTCACCTGGTGCAGGAATTGTACTATTCGGTGATAAAACTGGATTTGCAAAAGCATCCGCATTTGATCGTATTAATGTTCGTAGATTGTTTATCTATCTTGAAGATGGAATTGCAGCTGCTGCAAAAGATCAATTATTTGAATTTAATGATGAAATCACAAGGGCAAACTTTGTGAACATTGTTGAACCTTTCCTACGTGACGTTCAGTCCAAGAGAGGTATTCAAGATTATGTCGTTATTTGCGATGAAACAAATAACACTGCTTCTGTTATAGATAGTAATGAATTCATAGCAGATATCTTTGTTAAACCTGCAAGATCAATTAACTTCATTGGTCTTACATTCATCGCCACAAGAACTGGCGTATCATTTGAAGAAGTGATCGGTTCCGTTTAATAAAGTAGAGGTTTTCAATTATGCCATCCCGTCAACAAATTAACAATATTCCTTTAAGGAAGATTAGTGATTTCAAAAGCAAGTTAACTGGTGGAGGTGCTAGACCGAATCTCTTTGAGGTAGAGTTAGCATTTCCAGATGCAGTTGCAATCAACAATGATGTTTTACAGAAAGCAAGATTTCTTGTAAAAGCAGCAGCACTACCAGCATCAACTATTGCTCCAGTAGAAATACCATTTAGAGGTCGTATTTTAAAGGTAGCAGGTGATAGAACATTCGAAACATGGACTATTACAGTTATCAACGATTCTGACTTTGTAATTCGTTCAGCAATGGAAAAATGGATGAACGTCATCAACAAGTTAGATGATGCCACAGGATTAACTGACCCAGATGCATATCACAAAGATGCATTTGTACATCAGTTGGATCGTGATGGTTCAATACTTCGTTCATACAAATTCTGGGACATTTTCCCAACCAATATTTCAACAATTGATCTAAGTTACGAAACAACAGATACGATTGAAGAATTTACAGTAGAGATGCAAGTTCACTGGTGGGAAGCCTTCAAGGGAACTAGTCCTTCTGCTGGTGGTGAAAATATCAGATAAATAATAAAATACTAGTTAAATTATAATATGGCAAGACTTTTTGGGTTCTCCGTTGAAGATAAAGACAAGACACCGCCCTCGGTAGTCTCACCCGTTCCTCAAAATAATGAGGACGGGTCTGACTATTATATACAGAGTGGTTTTTATGGTCAGTATGTTGACATAGAAGGTGTATATAAGAATGAAAACGATTTAATCAGAAGATATAGAGAAATGGCAAATCACCCTGAGTGTGATAGTGCCATAGAAGATGTTGTGAATGAAGCAATCGTCAGTGATCTTTATGATTCTCCTGTTGAAGTTGAATTATCAAACTTAAATGCAAGTGATAAATTAAAAGCAATAATCAGACAAGAGTTTAAAAATATTAAAGAGATATTAGATTTTGATCGAAAAGCACACGAAATATTCCGTAACTGGTATGTTGATGGTAAACTTGCGTATTTAAAAGTTATTGATACTAAAAAACCAGAAGAAGGTTTGAAGGACATACGTTATATTGACTCTTTAAAAATAAGATATATTCGAAAAGAGAAAAAGGATAAAGGAGATCCTTACGTAAAAATTAATAATAGACAGAACGAAGGAAATATAGTGACACCTGAGATAGAGGAATATTATATCTATACTCCTGCACCCAACTATCCAACATCAATGATGGCAGGTGGCGGTGGTGATAAGGGAGTCAAGATTGCAAAAGATTCAGTTACATACTGTACATCTGGATTAATTGATCGTAATCGTGGAAATGTTTTATCATATATGCATAAAGCAATTAAAGCTTTGAATCAATTAAGAATGATTGAAGATTCGCTAGTCATCTATCGTATGTCTCGTGCCCCAGAAAGAAGAATATTTTACATTGATGTTGGTAATTTACCAAAAGTTAAGGCAGAGCAATACCTTAAAGAGGTAATGAATCGTTATCGCAATAAGTTAGTTTACAATGCACAAACTGGTGAAGTTCGTGATGATCGTAAATTTATGAGTATGATGGAAGATTTTTGGTTGCCAAGAAGAGAAGGTGGTCGTGGTACAGAAATTACAACACTACCTGGTGGACAAAATTTAGGTGAGTTATCAGATATTGAATATTTTCAGAAAAAATTATATCGTGCATTAAATGTTCCTGAGTCACGTATCGCATCTGATGGTGGTTTTAATTTGGGAAGATCATCTGAAATTTTGAGAGATGAACTTAAATTTACTAAATTTGTTGGACGTTTGAGAAAAAGGTTTGCTCAAATGTTTAATGACTTGTTAAGGACACAACTCATTCTTAAAAATATTGTAACCCCCGATGACTGGGAAAAAATGAGAGAGCATATTCAGTATGATTTCTTATATGATAATCAATTCTCAGAACTTAAAGAATCTGAATTGATGAATGAAAGATTAGCAACACTCGCAACAGTAGAACCTTACATTGGTAAGTACTATTCAAATGATTTTGTAAGGAGAAAAATCTTACGTCAAACAGATAGTGAAATTATTGAAATTGATGATCAAATCGAACAAGAAATTAAAGATGGAATTATACCCGATCCTAATGCAGTAGATCCAATTACTGGAGAACCGTTACCACAAGGTGATTTGGGGGATATTCCACAAGAACCAGACTTAGAAAAATCTGCTGCGGTGACTGATGCTCAACTCTCAAAAGATACTAAATCTATGGAGATATAAATAATTTATAACATTATATTAAATTAAATGGAAGAAATTGTAGATTTGATAGTTACTGACTCATCTCCAAATGATATTAGTGACAAAATTAAAGATGTATTATTAGCAAAATCTGCTGAAAGAATTGAGGCAGGACGTTCTAATGTTGGTGCATCAATGTTTGATGACAGTGAAGTTGATGAAGTTGAACCTGAAGAAACACCTGAGGAGGAATAATGAGATCTTTATTAGTTGGAATTGGCACAGAAGTAGAGTTGTTAGTAGCAACCACTTTGGACAAAGCAACTGTCATTAGAGTAGTAAATCTTGCTGGATCAGATCAAACAGTTAGTATTGCAAAAAGCACTACTACTGGATATGCAAGTACTGCTACTGTAACTTTACCAGATAATACAATTGAATTTTTTGAAAAGGGAGCAAATGATATTATATCTGCTCAAACAAATGGTGTTAAAGGATTCAAAGTAGGATTTACAGGATAGTAACATGAAACTAATTACAGAAGAAGTATCACAAGTAAAATTTATCACCGAAGGAAAAGGTGCTAAAAAGAAAATGTATATTGAAGGAGTTTTCTTACAAGGAGATCTCAAAAATCGTAATGGTAGAATGTATCCTGTAACAACTCTTGCAAAAGAAGTTGGTAGATACAATGAAAGTTTCATCCAAAAGGGTCGCGCTCTTGGTGAACTGGGACATCCAGAAGGACCAACAGTTAACTTAGATCGTGTGTCACATAAAATTACATCACTTCGTCAAGAAGGAAATAATTTTATTGGTAAGGCACAACTTTTAGAAACTCCAATGGGTAAGATTGCAAAATCTCTCATCGCCGAAGGTGTAACACTTGGAGTATCTTCTCGTGGTATCGGATCACTTAAAGAAGACAACAAAGGATGCAAAGTTGTAGGTGAAGATTTCATGTTAGCAACTGCCGCAGATATTGTTGCAGATCCTTCTGCTCCTGATGCTTTTGTATCTGGAATTATGGAAGGAAAAGAGTGGATTTGGGAAGGAGGAATTCTTCGTGAACAACTCGCAAAACAAACTGAGAAACGTATTAATACACTCGTTGATCAGAAAAGACTTGAAGAACATAAATTAAATCTTTTTAACGATTTTTTACTAAATCTTTAAGTTCTATAAATAATATTAGTTTTTATAACTAAAAATAAACAAACCGTCCGTTGGGAACAATTTAGACAAAATGGAAAACGTAGTAACCAAAGGAGCAAAACCTGCAGAGCCTATGCCAAAATTGACTACAGGTGGTATACCACCAACAGTCGAGGACTTAGGTGGACCAACTCCTGAAAATTATAAAGTAGATGATGATTCTGCAAAACTCAAAGATCCTTCAATGATTTTGAAGCAAGTAAAGGATATTGTCAATAAAGGGGCAAAACCTGCTGAACCTATGCCAAAAGGAATGAAGGAAGAAGAGGAAGTAGAAGGTGATGTAGTTGCTGAAGAAGAGCAAACTACAGAGGAAGCAGATGTTGTATCCGAAGAGGAGACTACTGAATCCGAAGAGCAAGAAATTGTTGCCGAGGAAGAATCTTCTGAAGAAGAAGAGGTTGTCGCCGAAGAGCAAATCGAAGATTCAATTGATGTAGAAGAAGATCTTACTGCATTACTTGACGGAGAGGAGTTATCTGAGGAGTTTCAAAATAAGGCACGTACTATTTTTGAAGCAGCAATAAAAACAAAGATTTCAGAAGTCAAATCTGAACTACAAGAGCAATACGAAAAAACTATTGTAGAAGAAGTTGCTTCTGTTAAGGCAGAACTTGCCGAGCGTGTAGATGCATATCTTGAGTATGTGTCTGACGAATGGATGTCTGAGAACAAACTTGCTGTTGAAGCAGGTCTTAAGACAGAAATGACAGACTCATTCTTAACAGGAATGAAGAGTCTATTTGAAGATCATTATGTAACAATCCCTGAAGACAAATACGATGTACTTAATAGCATGGTAGAAAAACTTGATGAAATGGAAGGAAAACTCAACGAGCAAATCAATAAAAACGTTGCTCTTAATAAGAGATT